CAGATCCAAACGATAGTAATGAAGTAGTAGATAGAATAGATGCTGATTACTCCTTTTTTGGTACATCTTTAGCATTCGATTTATACTCTTCAATATGGAAGTACTACTTTAAGAGTTATAAATGTGATAATTTAGTTCAAAAAGGATTTGGAGGACATCATGCTCATGCGTTAGCTATCAAAAAATTTAATCTAGAACATAAACTTACTGGTAAAATTGCTCACAAAGGTCAATTTTTTAAATTGCAAAAGAAAGAAGTATGACAAAACCTATAACATATGCTTATTTAGAGACTACAAACTACTGTAATCTTCAATGTTCATTCTGTAATAGACACGAAGTAATAGGAGCATTACAACATATGCCTTTATCTAAGTTTAGAAAAATGTTGGAAGGACTTAAACACCATCCTATTAATGAAGCTAAACTTATGGGAATGGGAGAACCAATGCTTCACCCTCAATTTGATGAAATATGTAAAACTTTCAAAGAGTTTTTTCCTGATGCATTTTTAATAGTAGCAACAAACTGTCAATATCCTATAAAACCTCATACTAAAATGGGTATCAAATTCCAGAATTGTATGAAGTATATAGATTTACTATATTTTAGTATAGACGGATATAAGGAATCTTACGAAAGAGATAGATCACCTGCTAAATGGGGAAAATTAATATCGTTTTTAGATAACTTCCAGTATATGGATAGACATAAGTGTAGAGTTACCTGTAACTACGTAGTAAATCCACAAAATGTTTACGATATTCCGTTGATACAGGAAAGAATAGTAGAGACTTATGGGTTAGAAGAGTTAAGATTAAACATAGCACAAGATTGGTCTGAAGATAAATCTATGCCTGGTGGCTATTCTGAAAAAGATTTACTATATTTAAAGAATAACTGGAAGGATAGTATAAAAGGAAAATCCGATTGGGAATTCCCAGATTGCTTCTGGGTAAAGAATGGTATATATACTACAGTTGAAGGACACATTAAAATGTGCTGTCTTAATACTGGAGCTAAACCTTTCGGAAATTTATTTGAAAATACCATAGATGAAATTAGACAGAGTGAAGATTACTTAAATGTAAAAAATGGGTGCTCATCGAACAAACCCACTTCTCATTGTAAAAACTGTTCGTATAAAGAGTTAACACCTATGTTATCTTTAATTAGAAATTAAGTTATGGAAAAAATAAAATTTAACACAAGATCAGAAAAAATATTAGTAACCGCAGGATGCTCTCATACACAAGGATCTGCTTTTCTTAAATCTAATTACTTTAATTCTAAAACAGGTATAAGAAATAAAAAAGGAGAAAAGCTATATGAATTTGCATCTTATAAACTTAAACAAAAATACGGTAAAGAATTTACAACATCAGAATGGTTATCTAAAAATTTAACCTGGGGCGGTAAATTAGCTAAAATACTTAAAACCGATAATGTTTATAATTTTGGTTTAGGAGGACTTGGTATAGATGGAGTTTGTAGGTCTATATACAATTACACAAAAGATATTGTTTCTTTAAAAGACCATCTCTTTGTAATTCAAGTACCATCTCCTGATAGACAAGAGATAATAGCTAACGAATACAAGGTACACCAAAGAGTAAATGATCAACTTGTTGAAGATAAATGGGGGTTAACTAATATTAAGCATTATGCGAATCTATATGGAGATAAATTCGGTTTTGCTAATGATCAAGATTTTAAAAAAGAATATTACTTAAGACATTATAATGCTAAATTTGTCCAATCAATATCTTTAAAGCAATTAGTATTACTACAGCAGTATATTGAAAGTAAAGGAGGGCATGTAAGAATGTTTATTAAACCTTTTACTAATCTTATACCTTTAGAAATAAGCGATGAAGAAGAATATGGTAAGTTATACCATAATTATGAAGGTATATCATTTCATAGTGAAGAAATAAAACACTTATCATTTAAAGAGATATATGATACACTAAATATTATTAATTTACAAGATTTAGCAAAATATAGAATTAAAGCTAAATGTCAGAAACAATGGACGTTACATAGCGACGGTACTTTAATAGGAGATCATCATTACAACGAATTAGGTAATCAAGCACTAGCTCAATGTATCTATAATAATTTTGAAAATAAAGAACTTCCTTACGTTTACCAAAATACTGAAAAAAAAGAAGGTAAGGAGGTACTAGGTAAATCTTTATTTTAATGAAAAGCTATTTAAAAAATATTATAAGAAAAGTAGGACAGGAAGATAAAAGTAAGTACGAAATTAATCTTACTCAAAACGAAAGAAATAGTAGTTTACCTGAAACCCTATTTAACAAGTTTAAGGATAGTATAACTGAAAAAGACTTATTCTTTTACCCTAATACATCTATTCTAAAAGATAAAATTAGTGATTACCACGGACTACAGTCTGATAATATTATGCTTACACCAGGTTCAGATATTGGAATAAAAACCTTATTTGAAGTATTTGATGTCAAAGATAAGAACATTATAAGTACTAATTTTTGTTTTCCTATGTATGACGTATATAGTAGGCTTTATCAAACTGAGTTAAGAAAAGCCAGATATACTAATACTACGTTTAATATAAGAAACCTATATGATAAAATTGATAAAGATACACAGTTTATCATATTAGCTAACCCTAATTCCCCAGTAGGCGACTATTATGACTTTAAAAAAATAGAAAAGCTTTTAGATACAGGTATTTACGTAATAATAGATGAAGCATATCAAGAATTTACTGGGAAAGAAAGTTTTGTTTCGAAAGTTAATAAGTATAAAAATTTAATTGTATTAAAAACTTTTTCAAAAGCTTATGGAGCTGCTGGATGCAGAGTTGGTTATATTGCAAGTCATAAAGATAATATTGATATAATAAGTAAATTTAGATTTATGTACGAGGTTTCTAGTATAGGGATGAAGTATGCTGAATTTATTTTAGATAATATTGATTACTTTAATAGATATATAGATAAAACTATTGAATTAAAAAATAAGACGATAAAAAAACTTTCTATGAAAACTATTAAACTTATAGATACTTCAGCAAGTTGGTTTTTTATAGAGACTAGTCGTAAAATAGAAAGAATATTTGATAAAAATAAAGTAAGTTATAGATTTTGTGAACTACCGGTTAAAGGTAAATTTATAAAAGTTAACTATGATTTAATTTTAAAAGATTCTCAACTTATAAAAGATTTACTTAATGTATAATTATAGTGAAAAGAGTAAGGAGATTATGGAATACGTTCTCAAAGAGAGTGATGTATACCATATAACTGAATTACCTATTAGTTTTGCAGCTTTAGATGTTAGTTGCCAAAAAAATGATCCTGGTTTTCTTTCATTTCAGTGGTTATACGATAGATTAGGTTTTTTTAATGGAATAATTACATACAATTCATTTATTAAAAGAATATTAGAGTTTCAACAATATGGAGACTACTTAAAATCTTTAAGACAGAGGTTTAATATAACTCATGAAATGATTAACTGCAACCTTGACAGCAACCTTCCAGTACATATATCAGTTTCTAAAAGAAAAGATTCATCTGAAGAAATAGAATTAGACCTAAATTTAACCTCAGCCAAAGAATTTGCAGTTACTATACATCCTGGTCAAACAAGGGCACAAGGTAGTGTGTTTTTAAGAGATCCACTTAAAAATGTTATTTTATATATTAATAAGGAACAAAAGATAAAATTAAAAGATTATAGTTTTATAAAAAAAATAGAAACTATAGAAGATTTACTACCAATATATAAGGTTGATAACACATTAAGTACTAATAAAACCAGTACTATAGATTTTTATATGCCTGGTAGAGAGCATATTAAAGATATAAATAAAGGTTTAAAAAAACATATTCAAAATAATACTCATATTTTAAAAGCAAATGGTATATATTCTGAAAATGAAAAAAAGGAAAAGATTAGTCTACATTCTAGTACGCTTTATTTACCTAAAACATTTACTACAATGAATAGTTTTAGTAGAATATTTTTTAATAACGATATAAACCTATATACTAATAATAAAGAAGAAGTAAAAGGTATTATAGAACAAGGAAGAATGCAAATTTTATCTAGGGTAGTGAAAGATGAATATGGTATAAAGTACTTTTTAGATGCTACAAGAACAGCATCTCAAGACTTAAAAGAACCTGAACTAAATGGAGGTACAACTTGGGGGAGATGGGCTTCTTTAGGTAAACGTAATCATGATTTTATTCATCATAACTTAACCAATGAAGAAAGTATAATATCAGAAGTAGCGAACGTAATAATTGGACTAGAAGGTAAACCAAAACAAAAATTTTCTGGATTCATTTTACGTACTCCATTTGAAACTAAAATAGACGATTTTAAAGGAATGGTAAAGCTTAATGATTATCGAGGATTTTGTATTACTTTAGATACTAAGAAACTTAAAAAGGGTATTAATAGAGATATATACGAACTTTTTTTCTGTATTCCTTCTACTTTTTCAATCGCAAAAACTAAAAACAATAGTATATCTATAATTAACTGTGAACATGAATACTGGAAAACAGAGCAAAATTATAAGGAGTATATTATAAATAATGAATTTTTTCAAGAATGGCAACAATAGGTTTTTTAACTCCATATAAGCATCTTCCTAATTTTTGCAAATCTATCAAAGGTAGGTTTAAAGATTTAAATTTAAGAGACATAAAGAGAAATGATATCAAAATATTTCAAGGAATCGATTATTTATTTGCTGCTCCGAATTATTTAAATTATATTTTAGAAGAAGAAGATATTGAAGGTATGAATTTAAAAGGTATTATTTCTCCATCAACAGGTATAAATCATATCAATATAACATCTAAACCAGTATACAGCATAAAAAATGACTCTATACTTGAAGAAATAACTTCGACTGCTGAACATAATTTATTTTTAATACTATCATTAGTAAGAAACTCTAATAAAATAGAAGAACTCAGTACTAAGACTTTAGGTATTTTAGGGTATGGAAGATTAGGAAAAATGCTATATAGTATATGTGAAAATATATTTAAGGATATAAAAATTAGTGATGATAGCTACACAGATGATGATTTTTTTGAAAAAACTGATATTTTAAGTATTAATATAAACTTAGAAGATAGAAATATAGATTATATTAATAAAGAATATATTAATAAATTTAAAAAAAATATTCTGATTGTGAATACTGCTAGAGGAGAAGTTGTTAATGAAGATGATATATTAGATACTATTACCGAAGGAAAAGTATTAGGCTACGGTACTGATGTAATAAAAGAAGAACATACACCTAAAGCAACTAATTTAAAAATAACATCAGACCCTAGGATTATTAGAACTCCTCATGTAGGAGGTACAGCAATTAGTGCTCAAGAAAAAGCATATAGTAGGGTAATAGAAAAAATAGATAAAATATGACTAATCAACAACGTATAACATTTGATTTTATTTTTAATAGTATAAATTATAATCTATACAAAACAATAATAGGTAGAGACGGAAAGTATTTTTCAGCTATAAGTCATATAATAGCGAATAAACCTAAACTAATTTTAGAATATGGAGGAGGTCAGAGTACATTTATTTTAAGTACATTACTAAAAGAGTTGAATTACGGCGGTAAAATAATAAGTTTCGAAGATTCAAAAGAGTATTATAATGAACATGTAACTGAAGGATATAATGTTGACAATAATATAATTTATACTCCCCACTGTAAAATAGACGAAAAATATTTTACATATATACATGATTTAGAACCTTACAAAGATGTAGACTTTATTATAATAGATGGACCAGATAATAGAATTAGTAAAACCAATGTAACTTTAAACCTAGAATTATTTGTTGATTATTTAGACAAAGAAATACCTTATTTTATGGATGGAAGAGGAGGTTCTGTAGACTATTATAAGAAAATAAAAGGATATAAACTAGAAGTAGTTGATATAAAAAGAGAACAAACATTTCAAGGACTGTTAAAAGAATATAATGAAAATAATATCTGAGCTTTGCCAAAACCATAATGGAGATAGAGCTATTCTTGAGTCTATGATAGAATATGCTGCTTGTGATAGTGATATACTAAAAATACAATCAATCAAAGCAGATACGCTTTCTAAGAGAGAAGAGTATGAGAACTTTAGACCATATAAAGAAGAGTATAAAAGGTTAAAAGGAATTGAACTATCATGGGAAGATGAAAAGTTTTTTATTGATAAATGTAAAGAACATGATGTAGAATCTATGACTACGTTATTTACACCTAATCATACAGAATACTTTAATTCTTTAGGGTACGATAATTTAAAACTATCTGGGTATTCTATCCCAGCATTTGATTATGGTAAAAAGTTAAAAGATTTAAACTTCAAAACTCTTTTCTTTTCGGCATCAAGTTTAACTTTAAAAGAAATTGGTAAAACAATAGCTAATCTAAAAAAAATGGATATAGATTTTTATCTTTTAGGATGTACATGCGTGTACCCTACTCCCTTAGAAAAAGCTAATCTACAAAATATAGATTTTTATAAATTCTACTTTGCCTTAGATAAGATTGGATATAGTGATCATTCTAATCCTCATGAAGATAATTTACTTACTGCTAAACTAGCTATATTTCAAGGTATAGATGTATTAGAAAGGCATTTTACAGTCTTAGAAATAGATGAAACTAGAGATGGAAAAGTTTCAATGACCCCTTCAATGTTATCTGAGTTAAGAAGGTTTAGTAATTTAACTATTTCTGAGCAATATGAAGAACTTAATGAGTTTAACGAACAGCAAATTTTTAACCATAAATACTATAGAGGAAGATTCGAATGATTTTACTATGCAACGGAGATAGCTGGACTGGAGGAGTTGCTCCATCCCAAGATTATAATTTAGATAATACTAAGACTTTAGATTGGTATGATATAATACCTAATTTTGGCTTTGCGCACAAGATTGATAAACCTAGGTCTAAAAGTAACTATAAGTATTACGATTCCTCTGTGTGGCCTAAAGTACTAGGTAAAAATTTAAACTTAGAAACTTGGAATGCTGGTAGAGCTGGAACAGGTAATCAAAGCATAGCATCCAGAACCATTACCAGTGTAGAGTATTTAAAGAAACTAGGTAAAAAAGATATTTTTGTAGTAGTATGCTGGTCTAGTAAGTATAGAGTTCATATATTAGAATATAGTCCTAAATTGAAAAAGTACGGTCCACATAATGTTAGACCCCAATATCAAGATGGTCATGCTTTTAAAGTACTAAATAAAGAGATTAACGAACATATATTTGTAAATGATTGGATAGAAAATATACTTTTACTACAAAATTATTTAAAAGTAAATAATATAAAATACTTATTTTTTAATGCATTTGATCATCCTGTTATTACTAAAGATAATACTCTTGGTCACTTAATTGATAATAAAGACTGGGTAAATAATACTATAGAAGAAAGTCATTTCAAAAATTTTATATCTAATAAATATAACACCTCATGGGATACTGATAATAAGTACTTTACACTCAGTCATCCTCAAGACATATCACATAAAGCTTGGGGTGAATACTTAGTTGATTATATAGTAAAAAGTAAACTATGAAAAAAGTAATAAATTTAATTATATTTGATTTAGATGGAGTTTTAGTAGAAGCTAAAAATTTACATTTCCAAGCTTTAAATGAAGCACTATCCGAGATAAACCCGGGGTACAAAATAGATTGGAGTGAACACTTAAATAAGTACGATGGGTTAAAGACCTATCAAAAATTAAATCTTCTTTCAGAAGAAAAAGGTTTACCTAAAGAAGTACATAATAAAGTATGGGAAAGAAAACAACATCTTACCCTCAGTAAATTAAGTACTTTAGAAGAAAACAAAGATTTGATAGAAACTTTTGTACAGTTATATAATGAAGGTTATAAATTAGCAGTTTGTTCTAACTCTATTAGAAGAACATGTTTAACGGTATTATCAAAATTAGGACTAATAGAATATTTAGATTTAATTATATCTAATGAAGATGTAAAAAATAGCAAACCCCATCCTGAAATGTATTGGAAGGCAATATCTATGATGAGCTGTCTACCCGAGGAAACATTAATTATAGAAGATTCACCATATGGGTTATTAGCAGCAGCCCGCTCTAAGTCTTATATATTACGAGTTAAAAATCCTACAGAAGTTACATACAGTAGTGTAAATAAAAAATTAAATGAAATAAACATGGGAAAACAACAAGTTACACCAGCATGGAGAGATCAAAACTTAAACGTTCTTATTCCTATGGCTGGAGCAGGTAGTAGATTTGAACAAGCAGGGTATACATTTCCTAAACCTTTAATAGATGTAAAAGGAAGACCTATGATTCAAGTAGTAACTGATAATTTAAATATAAAAGCTAACTATATTTACGTAGTTCAAAAAGAACATAGAAAAAAATATAATTTAGATACTCTACTAAACCTTATAACACCGGGGTGTAAAATAGTAGAAACAGAAGGAGTAACTGAAGGTGCAGCATGTACTGCATTATTAGCTAAAGATTATATAAATAATAATGATCCACTATTCTTTGCCAACTCAGACCAGTTTGTAGAATGGGACTCTAATGAGTTTTTATATAAAATGAATGAAACTGAAGCAGATGGAGGTATGGTAACATTTAAAGCTACTCATCCTAAATGGTCATTTGCTAAATTAAATGATGAAGGCCTGGTAACTGAAGTAGCAGAAAAAAACCCTATATCAGATATTGCTACTGTTGGGTATTACTACTGGAAAAACGGCTCTGATTTTGTTAAATATGCTGAACAAATGATCAATAATAATATAAGAGTTAATAATGAGTTTTATGTATGCCCAGTATTTAATGAAGCTATAAAAGATAATAAACAAATAAGAACATATAATATTGAAAAGATGTGGGGGTTAGGTACTCCTGAAGATTTAAAGTATTATATAGAAAATTATAAATGATACTAATATCACATAGAGGAAATATTGACGGACCAAATCCTGAAAATGAAAATAAACCTTCTTATATACTTGACGCTATCGTTAAAGGATATGAGGTTGAAGTTGATTTTTGGTTTTCTAATAATAAATTTTATTTAGGTCATGATGAACCCCAGTATGATATACCCATAGAATGGCTAGAAGGTAACTATAGAAAATTATGGATACATTGTAAAAATGTAGATGCTATAAATAAATTACACGAATTAGATAGAGGAGGTTTTTATTTAAATTATTTTTGGCACGAAAATGATAAAGTAACCTTAACATCACAAGGGTACCTTTGGGCTTACCCAGGTGTAGACTGTCCTAATGGAATATCTGTTATGCCAGAATTAGCAAAAGATTTTAAACTTAAAAATGTACTAGGTATTTGTAGTGATTATATTATAAATTATGAATAAAATAAAATTAAAAAAAGAGCATTTATTAGAGGTAGAAGAACTATCTAAAATGAGAGCTAATCTTAAGAATGAATTAGCATCTGTACAAGCTACTGAAATAGAATTAGAAAATTCAAAAGACGTTGCACGGGTTAATTATAATAAGGTTAAAGCCTATGAAATAGAATTAGGTAAAAAATTAACCAATATATACGGTAACGGACGAATGAATTTAGATACTAAAGAATTTATTTCAGAATAGTATAATTTTCACCTATCTTCTGTATATTTATATATGTGAATAAAGACCATTATATTTAAAATGGTTTCGATTTTCCTTATATATTTATAATAGACGAAATATAAACTTAACCGAACATGGCAGAAACAATTATCTCCCCAGGTGTTTTTCAAAGAGAAAACGATATCTCTTTTATTAACCCAGCACCAGTTGAAGTAGGAGCGGCAATACTTGGACCAACCGTAAAGGGACCTGTTGAGATTCCTACGGCTGTAACTTCTTATAACCAATACGTAAGACTATTTGGTGATACATTTGACAATGGATCAGCAAAAGATGAATATTTAACTTCTATGGCTGTTAAAAGTTACTTTAGCCAAGGAGGTGATACAGTATTAATTACAAGAATAGTATCAGCATCCAATACATGGACAAATGCTGCAAATACTCACATTTCATCATCTAAGAATGCAAGTGTACAACCATTCACTTTAGCATCATTAGGAAAAGGAAAAATATACAATGCAGGTACAGGATCTGGCGATGCATTAAATCCAAAAGCAAACTATGTAAATTCTGATAATTCATTAGTTAGCGGATCAAAAGATAACCTTAGATGGGAAATTACAAACAAAAACGAAACTAAAGGTACATTTACTCTTTCAATTAGAAGAGGTAATGATAGCCACAATAACAAAGTAGTATTAGAAACATTTAATAATATTTCATTAGATCCTAATAGTGAAAATTATATAGAGAAAGTAGTTGGTACTCAGAATTCAGCAATATCTGCTGACGCTACTCAAGTTACTACTACAGGTGATTATGTTAATAAATCAAATTTTGTTAGAATATCAGCAGTAAATAGTAAGACATTAAATTACTTATCAACAGATGGTACAACAGTACAATCATCTTCTGCTGGAGTAGGATTTAAAGATTTACTTCCAATAGCTACTTCAGGATCATTTTATAATGCAGTTGGTCTAACAGCAATTGCATCAGCATCGTTAAACTTATATCAAAATATAAGTACAGCGACTCAAGGTCTTGTAGCAACTGATTATAATAACGTAATTACTTTATTAGGTAATAAAGACGATTATAAATTTAATGTAATATCTACACCAGGTTTATTTAAAAATAACCACTCAACACAAGTCGATAATGTTATATCATTAGCAGAGAGCAGAGGAGACTGTATCGCAGTAGTAGATTTATATCCTCACGGAGCTTCAGTATCAAACGTAACAGGACAAGCAGATGTATTAAATTCATCTTATGCAGCAGCATACTGGCCTTGGTTACAGACTCAATCAGGTACTGGTAAGAACGTATTCGTTCCAGCATCAGTATTTATCCCAGGAGTATATGCATTTACAGATGGAGCAGCAGCACCATGGTTTGCACCTGCAGGATTAGTAAGAGGAGGAATTGTTGGAGTAATTCAAGCAGAAAGAAAGCTTTCTAGATCTCAAAGAGATACATTATATGACGCTAAAGTAAACCCAATAGCTACTTTCCCTGGATCAGGTATAGCAGTATTTGGTCAAAAGACTTTACAGACTAAAGCATCAGCTTTAGATAGAGTAAACGTTAGAAGGCTATTAATCGAGCTTAAAGAGTTTATTGGTAATCAAGCTCAAAATTTAGTATTCGAACAAAATACTATAGCAACAAGAAATAAATTCTTAGCAGCTGTTAATCCATTCTTAGACTCAGTAGTACAGAGACAAGGTCTTTACGCTTTTAAAGTTGTAATGGATGATTCAAACAATACTGCTGACGTAGTAGATAGAAACCAGTTAGTAGGTCAGATATTTATCCAACCAGCTAAAACAGCAGAATTTATAGTACTAGACTTTACAGTAGAACCTACAGGAGCTACTTTTGGTCAATAATTTAAAGAATATAGATATTTATAATAAATAAAGAACATGGCAATACTAGACGCAAACGATATAATGTTTAGAGCTTTTGAACCAAAGGTTCAGAATAGATTTGTATTAAACATTGATACTATCCCAGCCTTTATGGTGAAGAACGTAAAAGCTCCAACTTTTACAGATAATGTACTAAAGCTTGACCATATTAACTCTTATAGAAAAATTAGAGGAAAAAGAGAGTGGGATGATATAACAATGGTATTATATGATCCAATTACTCCTTCTGGAGCTCAAGCAGTAATGGAGTGGGCTAGACTTTCTTATGAGTCAGTAACTGGTAGAGCAGGTTATTCTGATTTTTACAAAAAAGATTTAACTCTTAATGTCTTAGGACCAGTAGGTGATATAATTGGAGAGTGGGTAATCAAAGGAGCATTTTTAACAAATGGAGACTTTGGTCAATACGATTGGGCATCTGATGAAGTAGTTGATTTATCAATTACAGTAGCAATGGATTATTGTATACTAAATTACTAAGAATCATACATACATTTTAAATTAACCCAGCAAGTCTGGGTTTTTTTATGTAAAATAGTTGTTTTCAAAATATTTTTTCACTATATTTATTATAGAACAGGTTTTAACTAAATAAAATTTATGGAATCAAAGTTTAAAGTCCCTACAGAAACGGTAGATTTACCTTCTAAAGGGTTATTATATCCTAAAGATTCTCTTCTAGCAAAAGGTGTATTAGAAATGAAATACATGACAGCAAAAGAGGAGGATATCTTAACAAATCAAAATTATATTAGAAATGGTACAGTTATTGATAAATTATTAAAATCACTTATTGTAACTGAAGGAGTTAACTACTCAGATATATTAGTAGGAGATAAAAATGCTATTATGATAGCAGCTAGAATATTAGCTTATGGACCGGAGTATGAATTTGTTTGGTCAGGAGATAATATAAAAGTAGATCTTTCTGAAATAGATAATAAAGAAATAGACGGTAGTTTAT